CTTTTTGTATATAATACAAAAGTAATCACTTTTCTAAGTGGTTATACTCTGGATAATGTGTGGCTTCCGCAAAAAAGATACACATTATCCGTTTTTTTATAAATTTATAGTAGTAGTAGATGTTGTATTTTGATTATTTTTTTTAAATTCTTTTATAAATTTATTTGCAATAGATACACTAGAACAATGAAAAGCAATATATTTAATTTCATTATTATCTAAATAAGTAAAAATCAAATAATTGTTTATAATTCTAGATGTTTTTTCTTTTGATTTTCCTCCAATCATTGCACCAAGTGGACCAAATAAAACAGCACCACCAACAGCACCACCAACACTTGATGAATAACTCTTTTGTATTTCCACATTATTAGTTATAGAGATATCAGTTACTTTATTTTTATCTAATTTAAAGGATGTATTGTTTGCCAAAAATTCATATTCATTAGGACAAGAAAAAATTTGAGTTAATGTATTTTCTGCAATAGGAAGTCCATTAAAATGATTCAATGCTATAAACAAAGAAGCTTGACGTTGGTCTTTTAAATTAGATATTTCTTTCTTGGATTTTGTTTTTAAATGTGATGTATAGTACACCATAAATAAACAAAAAAATATAAAAATTAATAAAATAATAACAACTGGATCCATAATAACTCCTTTCTATTTAAAAGCACTTTGATTTTCTGCTTTTACAACTTTTCCTATTACTTGTATTTCATTATAAAGTTGATCTTTAGGAATACTTATAATTTTATAGTAAGCATTCATTGCTATTAAAGTATAAGACTTTTTATCATTACTTAATTCAATTTTTCTAATAGTATTTTTTCCAGATAGTTTTATAAGATATGTTCCTTTATTTGGTGTTAAAATATTATCAATTTCATTTTGTTTATATATAAGAGCAATATCTCCAATATCAAGAAGTGGAAACATAGCATCATCTTCAGATATAAATTCAAAATAATTATTATCTTCACAGCTTCCTTCTATTAAATCAGACACATTAATGTTTAGATATTCTGCCAGCATTTCAACTTTATTCATTCTAGGTAAACGAGTTCCTAAACACCAACTTGAAATAGCGGATTTATTAATACCTAAATCATCTACAATATCAGTTTGAGTTTTTCCTTTTAGATTCATATAATAGTTTAAATTTTTTGAAAAAACTTTTTTATATTTATCATCTACTTGTTGCATAAAAAAACCTCGCTTTCTTACATTTGCCTATATTATAATACTAAAAGTAGAAAAAAGCAATAAAAAAGTAAAAAAAATTCTACTTTTAGTATTGACATTCTACAAAAAGTAGAATATAATGTGAACAAATCAAGAAGGGAAGTGAAGAAAAAATGGAAAAGAAACTACAGATAACATTAACTGCAGCAAGAGTAAATGCAGGTTTTTCACTAGATGAGGTGGCAGAAAAAATGCAGAAAAGTAAAAGTACAATAATTAATTGGGAAAAAGGAAGAACATCTATGAAAATTTCAGAATTTGATGACCTTTGTAATTTATATAGAATTTCAAAGGATTATATTATTTTACCTAGCACTCTACAAAAAGTAGAATAGAAAGGAGAAAATATGAAAAATATAAAAATGCGGAAGCCACACAAAAAAGGAGGAAAAATTAAATGGAATTGAAAGATAATGTTTTTTATACCCCAACGCAATTTGCAGAATTAAGAAATTGTAGTGTACCAACAGCATTAAGCATCTATAATTCACCAGATTTTCCAAGTGAAAATTTTGGAAAAGAAAAAGTTGCTTTAGGAAGTGCAATACGAGAATGGTACAGAATGAAAAGGATGAAAGGGGAATAACAAATGAAGATTATTAGAAAAATTATTGAATTTTTATTAGGAATATCAATTATATGGATTCCAATTGTAGGTTCTATAATTGCTGAAAAGTTATCACAATTAATCACAATGAAACAGATAATGACAATAGTATATATTTCAATTCCAATTTTATTTATTGCAATTATAAAAATGGAAATTGATGAAGCAAAAGAAGAAAGGAGAAAAAGAAGATATGCCAAAGCAAGATAAATTACATAATTCTTACATATGGCACATTATAACATTAGCAAAAATGAAATATAAATTAAGAAATTTGAAAGGGGTGAGATGAGTATGAAAGGAAATCATAGTGAAGAAATGTTAAGGATTAAGCAATTAGAGGAAATCATTGCAGCAAAGGACAAAGAAATTAAAGATATTAAATTTAGTGTATCTGATGTTTTATTACAAATTAGAACTATTAATGAATCAAATAACTATTCAGATTCTAGTGTAAAAAAGAGAAAAATATCAGAATTATGCACAGACACAAGATACGAACTTCTTATTGACGAATTAGATGATGGTTATAAAAAACAAAAAACAAAAATAATAGAACTACCAAATACCGACCAAAGTACAAAATAGTTCTATAAAACACTTATGTAAATGTTCTGTTTTTATTCTAGCATATAGAAGTGAAAAAAACAAGAGCGGAAAGGAGAAAAATATGCCTATATGTAGTATTTGTGGAAAACATTATGAAGGATATGGAAATAATGCACAACCAGTAAATAATGGTAGGTGTTGCGACAAATGTAATGGAACGATAGTAGTTCCTAGAAGGTTTCAAGCTGAAAAAAATAGAAGGGAGAAGAATCAATATGCAGATAAAGATATATAGCTTAAAATTAAAGAATTTTAAAGGAATAAAAGATTTAGAGATTAAATTTAATTGTCAAAATACTAATATTTATGGAGCAAATGCAACAGGAAAAACAACAGTATTTGATGCCTTTAAATGGTTATTTTTTGACAAAGATAGCAATGATAGAAAAGACTTCAATATAAAAACTTTAGATAGTAATAATAAACCAATACATTTTTTAGAACATGAAGTTGAAGCAATATTAGTAATTGATGGTGTAGATATGACATTCAAAAAAGTATTACAAGAGAAGTGGGTTAAAGCAAGAGGTCAAAATGAACGAGAATTTTCTGGGCACGAAACTAATTATTGGATTGATGAAGTACCAGTAAAAAAGAAAGATTATGAAGAAAAAATTAATAGTTTAATACCAGAGAGTCTATTTAAATTAATTACGGATCCATCATACTTTAATAATCAATTAAAATGGACAGAACGTAGAGAATTATTAATAAATATTTCTGGAACTACAGTATCTGATAAAGAAATCCTAGATTCTAATGAAGATTTTAAAAAAATAAAAGAAAACTTAGAAGGTAGAAGCATAGATGATTATAAAAAAGTAGTACAAGCAAAAATAAAAGACTTAAATAAAGAAAAAGAAACAATACCTGTAAGAATTGATGAACTTACAAATACATTAATAACAGAACATACTATTGATTATAAAAAAATAGAGGAAGAAAAAGATGCTTCTAACAAACAATTACAGCAAATTGAATTGGAAATGACAGATGTACAAACAAAAGCAAAAGAAAATATGAAAATAGCAGATCAATTATCAATAGCAAAAAAAGAATTAGCAGATTTCAAATTAAAAAAGGAAACTGAATATTCTCAAAGATATTCTTCAGATTTAATTAATTTACAAAATGAAAAAAGAATAATTGAAAGCAAGATAAGATATAGACAAGATGAAGATAGTGAGAGATTATTAAAAATTCAACAAGACAAAAAGAGAAAAGAAGAATTATACAAAAAGTGGGATGAAGTTAGTAATACAAAACTAGAATTTGATCCAAATTCATTTGTATGT